CTCTTCATAATACCAAGTGCAACCTGATATTAAGAATAGTAGTCCGTAATATATTTACGTTCCACTAAGTAACCTGTCCTAGAATTTCCTTGAGAACTTGAGATTCATGAAAATACCGGAGATAATGTATCAACAATCGAAATTTTCTTTTGTCGAACAATATCCAACTTCATTCATCAAGAATCCACTTTATCCATTATAGATAAAGCTTTTTCGAGACTACATGAAGGGTATTTCGCATGAGAATAAGCAATCGCTTCCACTTGGTCGACTAAGTCAACAATATCAAAGTTCGAATGATCAATGATAAGTTCACTTATTCAACCGTCCAATTGGTAAATTACCATTGGATTAGCTTCGCGTTGAGCCTGAATGTCCGCTAAAAGACATGACGCATAGTTTCCAGAAGAAGTCAATTCATCAAATGAATTTTCTAACTCTTTAACTCTTTGTAATGCTTTTAGAAGAATAGACGCAATCAAGTCAGCCTCCATCTCATCTCACATCTCTAAACGTGTTTCCACTTTAGAAATAGGAAGAAGATCAAGTTGCTGAACATGATTGTTCAAAATTTCCTTCTCGGCGGTCAAGATTGATTTCAATGGTAGAGAAAATTTTGATTCATTAAAATCAAAATCCTCATTATTGGGATCAATCAACACTGTCGTTAACGCTTTCAGCGAAATCTTTTTTGAATTAAAAAGACTTCCTAATAGAGCTAACGAAGGTAACATCACAGATCGTTGATCTGTTTTGTAAAACCGACTTAAAAGTAATGATAAAATGGTATTAGTTCTAATTAGACCCAGTTTCGCGAAATATAATACATTTGCTATTCTAGATCCAATCGATGTGGCTGAAATCAGTTGTTTAACCGATAAACCAGACACATTAGAACCAAAAACCACCGTCCGTTTTGCAAACTCGAATACTGGTTTAGACGAAGAAGATATGGACTTAGAAAGATTAATTTCTAAACCTAATTTTCTCATCAATTCCAAATATTCGGTAGCTACATCAGAGTCAAAGATAACTAAATCATCACCGAGAATTTCATAATTCTCGTATCAACCAAAAGTTTTATTTCTTTTAAAGGAACAAAACTGAAGAAGATAATGATGAGTTATAGCTAACATTGCTCATGACGATAAAGCCCCCATGGGTTGACCTACAGTATACCTCACCGATTTCTCGGTGAGACTATACTTCTTTGCACTTCTAGGAAGAAAGTAATCTCTCATAACCAAGAGTCCAGCTCAGGAGTTTCCAACCTTTACAGGAAGGATTCTATCCAGGATGGCGGACTGGAAAATGATAGGTAAACGATCAGTCGCGGAGCTTAAATCAAATGAATAAGCA